ACTATAAAAATTTTCGCATACAGCCGGCAGAGTTTATTAACGAAAATAAATTTTTATTTGCAGAAGGAAATGCTATAAAGTATATTTGTAGACATTCTATGAAAGGAAAAGAAGAAGATATTAAGAAAGCAATACATTATTTAGAAATGATATTAGAGAGGGATTATAATGTGTAACCATCCGATTGATTTAGATTTAGAAGGTATAGATACAGTAGCCATTGATATAGAAACTTACGATCCAAATCTTAAAACAAAAGGTTTAGGTGCGGTTAGGCAAGATGGTTTTATTACAGGTGTAGCTGTAGCTACCGGTAAAGACACAGTTTATTTTTCATTGAAACACAGTGATGATGATAAATCAGAAGAAGAATTAAAAGAGTTTTGGGATCAAATGAATACAAAACTTTTACAAAACGATAAGATTGCAAAGGTATTTCATAATGCAATCTATGATGTTTGCTGGTTAAGAGCAACGACAGGTAAGATGTTAAAAGGAAGATTGTTAGATACAATGGTAGCTGCTTCTGTAATTGATGAGAACAGATTTAAATATGGATTAGATGCTTTGGCCAAAGATTTTCTTGGTGAAAATAAATACAAGTACGACCTACAAGAAAAAACTTTTGAATGGTCTGGTGGCATGCAGAGAGATCCGATGTCTAACATGCACAAACTACCTGCTAGTGTAGTAAAAGATTATGCAAAACAAGACGTAGACTTAACTTTAAAATTATGGAATTTATTTAATAAAGAATTAGACAAAGTATTATACATAAAACCCGAAGACAATAAAGAGTATACATGTAGAAATATTTTTGAATTAGAAACAAGATTATTTCCTTGTCTAGTTGACATGAAGTTTAAAGGGGTTAGGATAGATATCCAAAAACTTGAACGTCTTGGTAAAAGATTAACACTTAGAAGAGACAATCTTTTAAAAATAATAAAAAAACATACACAATTAGATCTTCAATTGTGGGCAGCAACTTCTATAAAACAATTACTAGATAATAGAAAGATAACAAACTTTGAAAAGACTGCTAAATCAGGAATGCCTAAACTTCCAAAAGATTATTTAAAAACTCATGAAGATAGATTTTTAAGAATGGTATCAAAAGCAAGAGAAGCTGATAAAGCTGTAAATACTTTTATCGAAGGTTTAAAAGGTTATGTCTACAAAGGTAGAATACACGCAGATATAAATCAAATTAGAGGAGATGGTGGAGGAACTGTGACTGGTCGATTCTCAATGAGTAATCCAAACCTACAACAAATACCTTCTAAAGGTTATATAGGAAAGAAGATGAGGGAGTTATTTATACCCGAGGAAGGCCATAGATGGGGTAGTTTTGACTATTCTCAGCAAGAACCAAGGATTGTGGTACATTATGCAATAAAGAAGATAATGAACGAAAAAGAAGGTGAAGAATTAAAAAAACAATTTGATGATTCTGAAGCAGACTTTCACCAGATAGTGGCTGATATGGCAAAAATATCTAGAAAACAAGCTAAGACAATTAATCTTGGATTGTTCTATGGTATGGGTAAAGGTAAGCTACAGGCAGAATTGAATTTAAATACAGCTCAAGCAAAAACTTTGTTTGACACTTACCATAGAAAAGTTCCTTTTGTTAAAAAATTATCAGATGGTTTAATGGGGTTCGCTAAAAGCAACAAATTAATTTTTACTCTTGAAGATAGGTTTTGTAGGTTTGATAAATATGAAAGCGTTAATAAAAGATGGAATAATAAGATACGTAAGTTTGAAGAGTGGGATCCTGAAGCTAAAGCAATAAAACAAGAAGATGGTAAAATTAAATACGAAGGAGAATATGTTGCTCCTAAGTTACTATCAAAAGAAGATGCTTGGGATAAATTTAAATTATTATTTAACGCTAAATCTGAAAAGAAAATAGAAGAGCTTACAGAAAAAGAAAGACAGTTCTGGTTTACAGAATACTTTACTCCTGCTTTTACTTACAAAGCTTTGAATAGATTGATACAAGGATCAGCTGCAGATATGACAAAAAAGGCAATGGTCTTGTTGTATGAAAAAGGTATAATTCCTCACATACAGATACACGATGAGCTTTGTGTATCAATCAAGGATCAAGAAACACGGATCATGGTTCAAAAAACAATGGAGACTGCAATACCTCTTAAAGTTAAGAACAAGGTAGACTATGAATCTGGACCAAATTGGGGTACAATAAAATAATGTTTTTAATAGACACTTATTTAGATAAAAGTAAAATTCAAGGCATTGGTGTTTTTTCAAAAGAAAATATTATTAAAGGTAAAAAAATAAAAGAAGTAAGGCCAGAGTTTGAGATACGATTCAACAAAACAAATCTACCTAGAATGCCTTTAGCTTTAGCTAATTTTATACAAACACATGCTCATGAAGAAAATGAAAATGAATATTGTTTGGGCATAGATAATGAAAAATATTTAAATCACAGTAATAATCCTACTGTTGACGAAGATGGTATAGCTTTAAAAAATATAAAAATAGGCGACGAAATTACAATAGACTATAGGGACTTTGATGATAATATTGAATTATGGCTTACTTAAATGCAAACATACCAGCAACCTATGCACAAATAAAAAGAGAGTATTTATATGATTGCAAGAAACATCATGGAGAAGTTGAAGACTGTATTATCTTTGGTCTTAGCGCTCTTACAGGTCGTGCTATATTATTTCATGCTATTATGGAAAACGGTGCAATATTTTATCGCTTACCAATTAGCGCGTTTATTCAACAGGGATTTGATGCATCCAGAGTGCCCGCAAGACGACTTGATGAACTACAGCTCTGGAATTGTTTTTCTTATTATCCTTCTGTCCATCGTTGGGATATTTTAGACGGACAAGCCGGTAAGTATATCGGAAAAGATAAAAAATGGCATCCCGGAAAATATTTATTTACAGTTGACTTTGCACATCCAGAGTCTAATATACTTGACACTGATCATTCAGAGATTCCGCACGAACATAAGTGCGCTCACATTATTGCCTTAGATGATGGCAATTTTGCAGCACAACCTAACAACAGATGTATATGGGACTTACCTTCTTTCACCGTGAAAGATAGTACCCCTGACTGGAAAGTGCAGACCTCTGAGTGGAACGTAGAAGATAGTAGAGCATGGCGGACAGAAGATACCGACAAGTTCTTCTATGAAATAGAGGAGAAAAAAAATGATTGATAAATTAAAAAGTAAAGCTATGCATTACTGGTCAGACCACAAGATCGAATGTCTTGTAGTTGCAGTTTTAGTTATAGCCTACATTGTTAAGTAATGAATTTAGCAGATCTGTTAAAGAAAAATATAGTAATGGTTCCAGTCGTGGCTTCAGTCTTGGTTGGAACTTTTACTGGTGTTAGGTATATTGTAAATCTTACAGATACTATCAACTCTAATCATCAAGAAATTGTAGATCTTAAAAGAGATTTAAAAGTTGCTGAAGATAAAATTGTAGATCAAAACACAAGACTAACTTCTGCTGAGTCTACTTGGCAGATGGCAGAAAATTTATATAGACAATTAGCAGATCAAGTCAGAGAACATGACTATGATATTAAGGATTTAAACAGGTAATGCATGGAGGTTCTCAGGATGAATTATTATTTTACAGGATTAATTATTCTAGCTCTTACAATTTTAGCGTTGTTTGTAGAACCTGCGTATCCTAGAAACGAATATCTTAATAACGGTACTAATACTTGTAGCACTGGTGATCTTAGCGTATCAGTCGAACAGAGGGAATACGAGTCTAGGTACAGACACAATAATCCTGACAATAATTATACTAATCCTTCTGATGATAGGTCGTTACGTTTAACTTGGAGACACTATTTAGGTTCAGCCTGCACTGATGAATTTAAAGCTGTTCAACAAGAAAACATGGAGCTAAAACAACAGCTAGAGTTGATGAAAATGTGTGGAAGAGTTAACAGTAATCCTACATTAAAACACAACCCTAGTTTTAATTTATTAGTATCTAAATGTATTGGCGTTGCTCCAACAGGAAACAACACTAGACCCTCAGATGACAAGAGTCTTTGGGATAATATGAAAGATGGATACAAAAAAGAGAACCCAGACATACAATTAATGGGAGATAAGTTCATAAATCCAGGAAAAAGCAAATTGAAAATCCCACCAAAAGACTATATACTACCTCTACCAAAACCTAAAATAGATGAGTAATAAACCTTTAAATATTGGAGAAGAGGCACGTGTGCAGATGCCGATGAAAACGGTTGCCTCGTTGATCGTGCTTGTTGCAATGGGCGTGTTCGCATATACGGAGCTGACTGCGAGGTTAGTATCGTTAGAGACATCACGTGAATTGTTTACAAATGATTTATTAAAAAAATCTGAACAAGTGCCCACGGATCAAGAGCAACATTTTTTAATTGAGGATTTGTACAAGACCGTCGAGAAGATGGAAGAAACTCAAGAAATGAATATGACTAACAAAGTTAATATAGAATTTTTAAGAGAACAATTAGATAAAGCATTAGAAGATATCGAAGGATTGAAAGATAAGGTAAGAGAAAACGGTAAGGCTTACTAATGACAGAGTTAATTGTAGCCCTACTTATGATTATTAACGGAGAGATTAAGGAACACAGAATACAAGAATCGATGTCTCAATGCTTAAAAGGCAAACGTGTCGCGATGAGAACTAATAAAAATAATAATATAAATTACACTTGCATAAAGTCGATGGCAGAATTAGAGAAAAATATAGATGGATCTTTGTCTATAAAAAAGCTAATATTAGAGTAATGGTAAAGATACAGGCAGAAGTAGTTAATGGTAAATGTCCGACATGTGATGAGTTCACTATGTTAGTAGGACTTTCTAATGAATTATATAGATGTATGAACTGCGGTGCAGATCTAGAACAACACGTCAATGGTAAAATAAGTTATCTACCTCACATAACAAAACCTACAGATGCAGATCCTTTTGTAAAAGAATGGAAGAATGGCTAGACAAAGTTTTAAATTCTTTACACCTCGTGATAAACCCAAGAAGAGAGGCCCCCGTCAACACAAGAAAAATTTAAATAAGGCGGAAAAGAGGCAGAAAAAAATGACAAGATACAAAGGCCAGGGTTGACAACTATCATTTAATATCCTAGTATCTTATTAGAAATAAATACAGGAGAAAAAAATGACTAAAAAAGACTACATAAAGAAAGTAACTATTACAACTTATTGGGATGATAACTTTGGCAACATAGATCATAACGATGATGGAGATGAATCTGATAATTTTATTGGATCGCAAAGAGTTAACATCACTGGAGGTGGTTTTAAAAATTGGGATGCTTTAACAAAGTTAGATTATTTTACAGATCTTCAATCATGGATACAGGATCAAGTTGATAATGTTCATAAAAAAACTGATGATAGTAAAAAATTTATCTACAGTTATATAATGGGTTGTCCTAAAAGCAGTGAACAAATGCAAGCAGAACACGATGATCCAAACTTAGAGAAAAAATTAGAACAAGACGCAAGAAAATTGAGGGTTGAAACTTCAAATAAAATGTTTGGAAAAAATGTTGTAAAACTAAGAAAGAAAAATGAAAGAAAAAACAATCACCATTAAAGTAAGTAACACGAACCAAGGACAATGGGCCAATCTTTTATTGGAACTAAACATACTTAAAAAAGCATGGAAACCATTTGGTGTTGAGTTAGATTTAAAAGCACCAGGAATAAAAAATGTGCTACTATGGGGGACAAGAGGTGGATATAATAGTTCTGATAGACGGGCTATATCAACTCTCAACAATAAACGTAAACGTCGTTAAAACAGGTTTAGATTGTTTTGATATGTGTGATGTTGTTAGAGATAAGTTAGCTTACTTTGATAAAGAACAATGGAAATATATTATGAAAGATACTGGTGGTATCTTTTATGGATGTATGTGTAGATAACACCTATCCCAAAGAGGGAAAATATAGGGATAGGTTAATGGTGAGAAGATCTAACCTCTATCAACATTAAATAATCTTGTCAACCTTACAAGAAAATTTTGTATAAGCTTTAATACTATTGGTCCATTCTGGATCAAAGCTGGCCATCAATTTATGGGAATAATCATAGCCGTAGACTATACAAGAACTATAGTCATCAAATAATATCTGAGGTGTAGGTATAACCTTGCATTGATGAGACGCAAGTTCACTACACAAAACCATTAATAAAACCATTTTTGTCATTGACAATCCTACAAATTATTCTATATTAAAAAAATAATGAAAGGTATTATACATGACTGATATGAGTAAATACAGAAATGTTTCACTGTCTAAAGAAACATACAAAGTCTTAGAAAAGCTATCGAGATTAATACTTCCCGATGCAAAACTAAGCGTATCAAAAACAATAGAAGCAATAGCAAACGAGAAAGCGAAAAAATACAATGGCCAATTCAAAAAAGATTAAACGAGTTTATGTTTGTCCCACCTGTAAAGGTAATGGGTATTTAAAATTTAATACTGTATTAGGGCCAGAAGAATTTGTAGAACAGTGTCATGATTGTGATTCACAGGGAGAAATTTATGACTATGAAGATAATTGGGATTTTGATATTGATCATCCTGCTCACTCAGTGCACTAGAGATTTGAGTCCTAATCCATACACAACTGTGTTGAGATTGGTGGTACAAAATGGTCAGTGAACTAGATAGAGCCTATATTGCAGGGCTTTTTGATGGTGAAGGGACTATACATTTTAAACGTGGCATGGAGAAGAAAAAGAAACATAAGAATAAACCTGGGTATAGATACTCAAATAGTTTGAGATTAAGTATGGAGATTGCAATGACTGATGAATCAGTTTTAAGGTGGGTACATCAGACTTTAAAGATTGGAACTTTAAATAAAAAACCTCGTAAAGGTTTGCGTAAAGATGGTACACCTTATTTGATGCAGTATAGATGGAGAGCTACCTTTAGAGATGCTTATTTAGTCTGTCTATATTTATGGCCCTTTGCTCATACAAAGTTGCCAAAGATACAACAAATAATAGAACACTATACTAAACAAAAATTAAATTGTGAAGTAATAGATTTAAATGGATATAAAACAATGAAAGGAAAAAGCATATGAACGACATAGAAAAATATAAAAGACTACAGAATCTTTTTGATTTTGTAAAAGAAGAAATAAAATTAGTAGAGGATAAGCTAGTAGACCGTGCCTTAATGAAACGCGTCAGTGATTTAGAACTTTCCATAAGGTCTATGAATACATTACTGAATTTAGAATTAAAATATTTAAAAGATTTAGTAGTTTTATCTGAAGGAGATCTGCTTAGAGTTCCAAACTTTGGTAGAAAATCTTTGAATGAAGTTAGGGAAGTATTAGCTGAGTTAAATTTAAAATTAAATATGAATCGAGAAGATCTTTTAAATAAAGTTCAAGTTGATTTAGGTGTTAATACAGATAATTATGTTTGATAAAATAGTATATAATAGTCTTCATTTTATAATGAAGTATGCAGGTCAACTTAACTCTTGGGCATGGAGAAAACACACTAAGATCCTTCGAGCTAAACAACAAATTGAGAACGAAGAATATGTTAAGGAATTAAAAAAGAAGTTATGATGAACGATAAAGATTGTGAAGAGTACGATAACATCGGACGTAAGATCCCTCTTAAAGAAAGGTTCCAATACGTTAGTGGTAAACAAATAACAGATGGTGATACTGGAAAAAGGGTTTATGAGATAAGTAATTATAGACTTCCAAGTGTGACTACTATATTAGGGGCCACCAAAAACACAGATTTTTTAAAGAAATGGAAGGCTAAAGTTGGAGAATCAGAGGCGGAACGAATCAAAATTCATAGTAGTTCTAGGGGGACAGCTATGCACAAATTCCTCGAATCTTATGTGGAAGGAGTTGGGTACGATGATCTTACAGGGATTGGACAGGAGGCGCGTCCCATGGCCAAAAAAATTATTGAGAAGGGTTTATCGAATGTTACGGAATATTACGGCTCGGAAGTCACGTTGTTTTATCCTGGGTTGTACGCTGGGAGCACTGATCTCGTTTGTAACCACAATGGTATGGAGACTATTGTAGACTTTAAACAATCTAATAGACCCAAGAAAGAAGAATGGATTGAAGACTATTACCTGCAAATTGCAGCATATGCCATGGCCCATGATTATGTATACAAGAGTAATATCCGTCAAGGATTGATAATGGTATGTACTCCTGACTTATTTTATCAGGAATTTCGGATCACGGATCATGAATTAAGGGCCTGGAAACATAAGTTTTTGAAGAGATTGGACATGTACCATGACCTAATAAATGATGAGAAGGAGAAGGCAAAAGTTGATATAACAGAAGAGGATTTTAAATGAATTGTTGGCACTGTGGAACTGAATTGATATGGGGTGGTGATCATGATGTGGAAGATAATGAATACTATGATATAGTTAGTAATCTTTCGTGTCCCAACTGTCATTCAGCAGTAGATGTGTGGCATCCATCAGAGAAATTAATAGAAGAATACAAAGAATACGATAAGAAATCAAAATAACTTAGAATCATTCTAAACTAATCAAGTCTAAACTGTGTTGTAAATATGTCACAAATAAGACACAAGTGTTGCATAAATACCACAAGAATATACATAAGAGATGTCACAGATAAATGAGAGACGTTAAAAAAAAACATGAAAAAAAAGTGTCAAAGTGTCAGAATGAACTATTAGTGTTGGTATACAACAATAATACGTGACAAAATTAGTGACAGAAACTGTTTTAGTGACAGAAATTTATGTCATTTACAGGTCTTTTTATACAAAAGGTTAGTCCAAACTGAGTACAGTGGTGCCGCTCGGGACAAATAAATGGAAAA